CCGCAGCGCCTGGCGCGCATCCTGGAGGATGCCGAACGCGGTCACCTGATCGACCAGTCGGACCTGTTCACCGACATGGAAGAGAAAGACGCGCACATCTTCTCGGAGATGAGCAAGCGCAAGCGGGTGCTGTTGACGCTGGACTGGGACATCAAGCCGCCGCGTAACGCCTCGGCCGCCGAGAAGCGCCTCACCGAGCAGGTACGGGAGTGGTTCCAGGATTTGCCCGGCTTTGAGGATATGGTGCTCGATTGCCTGGATGGGATTGGCCACGGCTTCTCCGCGCTGGAGATCGGTTGGCAGCAACTGGGCAAGACCTGGTTCCCTAAGTCGTTCGAGCACCGCCCGCAACGCTGGTTCATGAATCCATGGAACGACCGAAACCAGATCCGCCTGCGCGGCATCAATGTCGACGGCGAACCGCTGTGGCCATTCGGCTGGGTGCTGCATCAGCACAAGGCCAAGTCGGGCTATATCGGCCGGGCGGGTCTGCATCGCGTTCTGTCATGGCCCTACCTGTTCAAAAACTATAGCGTGCGGGATCTGGCCGAGTTCCTGGAGATCTACGGCTTGCCGTTGCGGGTCGGCAAGTATCCGGCCGGTGCCACCGATGACGAGAAGCGCGCGCTGCTGCGTGCGGTGGCGGAGATCGGTCACAACGCCGCCGGCATCATCCCGGACTCGATGCTGATCGAGTTCCAGGAAGCCGCCAAGGGTAATGGTGGCCAGATGCCGCATATGTCGATGATCGAATGGTGCGAGCGCACTGTGTCCAAGGCGATCCTGGGCGGCACGCTCACCAGCCAGGCCGACGGCAAGTCGTCGACCCATGCGCTGGGCAACGTGCACAACGAGGTGCGGCACGACCTGATGACGTCGGACGCGCGCCAGCTGGCGGCGACGCTCACCCGCGATATCGTCTACGCGATGGTCGCACTGAACATCGGCAACATCGATCCGAAACGCTGCCCGAAGTTCATGTTCGAGACCCGCGAGCCGGAAGACCTGAAGCTGTATGCCGACGCCCTGCCGAAGCTGGTAGGGGTCAACCTTCCGATCCCGACCAAGTGGGCGCTAAGCAAGCTGTCTATCCCGGAGGCCGAGGAAGGCGACGCATTGCTGAGCGTTCCACAGCCGGCAATGGCGCTGCCGCCCGAGGAGCGACCGCTGCCGGCCAAGCCGGGTTCGGCTCAGGCCGAGAACACCGCTCGGCTGTCACCGTATCGTGCCGTGCTGGTCAATGGGCAGGGCGAGGTGGTCTACCCCGACCAGGCGGCCCTGGACACCGCCGCCGACAACCTGCCGCAGGCGGCCCTGGCTGCGGGCATGGACAAGCTGTTGGCCCCGGTTATCGTGGCCCTCAAGGCCGGCGAAACCCCCGATGCGGCCATTGAGGCGCTACTGACCGCACAGCCACAGATGGATGACGAGACCATCGCCGAGATGCTGGCCAGAGCGATGTTCGTCGCGGATTTGTGGGGACGCGTGAATGCCGGGAGCTGACCTGCAGTACGCCTTCGGCCTGGAGCCCAAGGACGCTGTCGCCTACTTCGAGTCCAAGGGCTATGCGCTGGGATTCAAATGGCAGGACATTGCGGCCGAGACCCATGCCAAGGCGTTCACCGTCGCTGGAGTGATGAAGGTCGACGTGCTGCAGGACATCCGCCAAGCACTGACCGATGCACTAAAAAACGGCAAGACGCTGGCGCAGTTCAAGGATGAGCTGATTCCGACGCTGCAGCGGAAGGGCTGGATGGGTAACGGTCATATCGTCGATACGGATACCGGCGAGATCCAGGGCAAGCGCCTGACGCCGCGCCGGCTGGACACCATCTATCGGACCAACCTGCAGTCGGCCTATATGGCCGGGCGCTACAAGTCGCAGATCGCCAGTGTCGACTCTCACCCTTACTGGGAATACGTCGCCATTCTGGATAACCGCACCCGGCCGGCCCACGCTGCGCTGTCGGGTGAGGTGTACCGCTACGATGATCCGTTCTGGGCCACGTTCTATCCACCCAACGGCTACAACTGCCGCTGCCGTGTACGCACGCGCACTGCCCGCGAGGTTGGCCAGGAAGAGCTGGACGATGCCTCCAGCGCAGACCGCCTGGAGAAGGTCGAACAGCCGGTCGGGCGTGACGGACAGACCCAGCCAGCCATCGGCTACAAGAGCCCGATCACCGGCAAGGTGGTGACCCCCGATGCGGGCTTCGGCTTCAACCCTGGTCGGGAATGGCAACGGCCGTTCACGCCGCCACCGCTGGACAGTCTGCCGCGTACCTTCCCCAAGGGCGTGGAACTGCCGGGCCTGCCGATGCCGACCACGGTGCCGGCGTCCAGCTTGCTGGAGACCGGGCTGCCCGAACCGGACTATGCCCAGGCCTTCCTGCAGGAGTTCGGTCTGAAGCTAGGCGAGTCCAAGGTATTCACCGACGTGGCCCATGGCCCGCTGGTGGTATCCGACGATCTGTTCAAAGCCGGTGACGGAAGCTGGAAGGCGGACAAGGACGGACGCGGGCCGTACATGCGCTTATTGGCACAGGCGGTCAAAGCACCGGACGAGATCTGGCTGCGCTGGGAAGAGCGGCGCGACACGCCGGGCACTTGGTTACTGAAGCGGCGCTACATCAAGACCTGGCAGATCGACGGGCAGGATGGTCCACAGTATGGGTTGAGCGTGTTCGAGTTCGGCCAGGATGGTTGGAATGCGTCGACGGCGATGATGGCCAATGCCGACCGGGGGGCAGAGTCCCGCCTCCGTTATATCGAGAAACAGCGCGACGGCTTCTTGCTGTACCGCAAATAGAAATCCCCACCGCGCCGACTCACGGTGGGGTGCTGTGCAGTTCCTTTGGACGCATCAGTCGGGAGCCTGTACGACTGCAATCAGCATGGAGAGGAGTATAGCCGATGATTGAGATCGATATCGCGACCGAGTCGATGATCGGACCACTACTGCGTCTCGGCAGAGCCGCAGCTAACGCGACACCGTTGATGGGGACGATCTCCAGCATCATGGCCGGTGCGGTCGAAGAGAATTTCGCACAGGAGGGGCGCCCCAAGTGGCTTGGGCTGAAGCCTGAGACGGTCCAGCAACGGGTCGGTAATCAGCTGAAGCCAGGACGTGGAGTCTGGAAGTCCGGTGCCTGGAGCATCATCTTGGGGCAGCGGGTCGCTGGCTCGATCAAGATCCTGCAGCGCTCAGGTCGCCTCGCCGCGAGCATCACTCCGGCGTGGGATGCAGACAGCGCCCAGGTCGGCACCAATGTGATCTACGCCGCTATCCAGAACTTCGGCGGGGAGACCAAGCCCCACGTGATCCTGCCTAAGAACCGCAAGGCCTTGGCCTTCGGTGGGCGCGTAGTGAAGAAGGTGAACCACCCCGGTTCCAAGGTCCCGGCGCGACAGTTCCTGGTGCTCACCGACTCCGATGGCGAGAAGATCGAGGATGCTGCCATCAACTACCTGCGCCAAGTGGTCGGCGACTGAAATGCCAAAAGCACGAAAAACGCCGCTAGGGCGTTTTTCTGTTTGCGGTGAGCCATGATGCCTTTTCGGACAAACGCCCGCGTTAGACCCCCGTTAACTTCTCGGCAATCGGCTCATTCGCTAAGGCCCAAGCTGTGCTGGGCGCGGTGGAGACAAAACGGCCTGTTGGAACGCCTTGTTGGGGAGCCACTCATGTCCTTACACGACAGGAGCCAAGAAAGGAAATTGGGGAAAGCACACTGACTTGATTTGATCGTAGATGACCGGATCACCAGTGTTGTGCGTCGCCAAGCAGAGGTAGTAGTTCTGGTCTGCATGTTTTGCAAACACGATCCATTCGCCCGTGAGTTTGCCCTGTTCTTCTCTTTGCTCGAAAGCGCCCTGGACAACTTCGTGCGCAAACTGACCGATCAGTTCACGGGTAACGATCGGATATTTTTCAGGGTCCATCACTCGCTCAACCAGCTTTTCGAGGCGACCGCCGGCATGCTGGTTGACAAGGTTCTGACCTATGAAGTGGGCCGAAAAGTAGTGCTTGTGCCAGAGCCCTTTTAGTGGTGCTTTCGTGAACTCCGTGGCCGGCTTGGTTCCAGTTGTAGTGCCACTTTCGAGGGCTTTCAGCTCATCAATGATCATCGAAGGGCTTATCCCGTTAGCCTCTTCATGCACCATAAGCCCTGCAACGAAGAGCCATGAGTATCGACCAGGAGCTACACGGTCCAGCCCAACTTGATTGGCATACTCACCAAGTTCAACTTCTGTGAGCGTCTTGACGCTAGAGCCAATGTGAACGTTGATTTGATATTTAAATGCGTTTGACATTGTTACACCTTTGTCTTTCGGTTGTGGCACACAGCAGAACCTGTACGGCCTAGTGCCCGGGCATGAATCGATGCCGAATGAATTATGACCACAAAGTCTGTTGTGTAGGGTGATCTACCGATCATCTTGGCACCTAAGCGCCACACTCCACTTCCCGCCCTCAGTCAGCGCTAACTGACACGCTTCCACTCTTGCCGATGTCTGTCGCTCCCCAGAATGGCGGCATGGCTACGAAACGTCCGGCACTCGCCGTCCTCACCCTCGAAATCTCCGACCGCACTGGCAAAACGATCCAGCTGCTGCCCGCTGGCCGCTTCAAGGCCAAGGATGGCCGCCCGGCATCGCAAGCCGCGTGCAGCGAATGGGTGTGCGGCCCGGCACAGGCCCAAGCGGTGATGGCCAAGGCGGCCCAGCTCAGCAACCCGATGGTGGTCGACTACGAACACCAAACGCTCAACGCCGCCGAGAACGGCCAGCCCGCCCCGGCGGCTGGCTGGTTCAAGAACCTGGAGTGGCGTGATGGCGAAGGGCTGTTCGCCACCGACGTCGAGTGGACGCCGGCCGCCGCCAGCGCCATCGAGGCCAAGGAATACCGCTACATCTCGCCCGTGTTCAGTTTCGACCCTGAGACCGGCGACGTGCAACAGATGTACATGGCGGCCCTCACCAATAACCCCGGACTGGACGGCATGCAGGCTGTCGCCCTGTCAGCCCTTCTTTCACCCGTAAAGGAAATGCAGATGAATCCACTGCTGCTGGCACTGCTCAAGGCCCTGGGCCTCAACGAGCAAACGCCGGATGACCAGGCGCTTGCCGCGCTCAATGCGCACCTCGCCAAGGCTCAGAGCGATGCCGCCCAGGTGGCGACGCTGACGACCGAACGCGTCAACAAGGAGGCCCAGATCGCCACCCTGACGGCGGCAGTCGGCAATCCCGATCCGGCCAAGTTTGTACCGCTCTCGGTGGTGACCGAGCTGCAGGGGCAAGTCGCCGCGCTGACTTCCCAGGTGAATGGCCGCGAAGTCGAGGAAACCATCCAGGCGGCACTAAGCAACGGCCAACTGCTGCCGGCCCTGGAAGGCTGGGCGCGCGACCTCGGCAAGTCCAACCTGGCCGCGCTCAAGTCGTACATCGCCAACGCACCGAAGATCGCGGCGCTGACCGGCCAACAGAACGGCGGCCGCGCCCCGGAAACCCCAGTGCCGGGTGCCGAGGGCCTGGACCAAGCCACCTTGGCGGTGTGCCGCATGATGGGCACTGACCCGGCCGCCGTCGCCAAAGCCAAAGGAGTTGCGAAATGACCGCCGCTACCGCTGATCGCAACACCGGGATGAAGGAAGGTCACATCGTGAACGTGCCGGTCGCCGCCGGCCAAGTGATCCACGCCGGTCTGCTGGTTGCTGCCAATCCGAATGGTTTTGCGCTGGAAGGCAAGACCGAGGCTGACCTGACCTACATCGGGCGAGCGGAAATGTTCGTCGACAACACCGCCGGGGCGGACGGTGCCCTGACCGTGCAAGTGCGCCGAGGCATGGCGTTCCAGTGGGCGAACTCCCCCGACGACCCGGTGACCCAGTCCAGCTTCGGTAAACCCTGCTTCATCGAAGACAACCAGACGGTGGCCAAGACCAACGGAACCAACACCCGTGCGCAAGCCGGGGTCGTGCTCGGCATCGACTCCAATGGCGTCTGGGTTCTTTAAGGGAGCGACTCCATGCTCGTGAATGCTGAAAACGTCCAGGCGATTTTCTGGACGCTCAAGACCAACTTCAACAACGCCTTCGATGCGGCCCCCTCCACCTGGGAAAAGCTCGCGACCAAGGTGCCGTCCAGCGGCCGCGAGAA